GCTCATAATTTAGTAAATCTCCCTCCATTGAAGAGCAGCTGCGACGTTAGCAGTAGCATTACCCGTAGTAGTAATGGTTCTTACAACAAGCACATAAATTTCAGAGTTTGATGAATTTATATTTTGAACAATGATGTTCTTCTTTGCCTGACTTAATGTTCCAGAAGCAACTGGTGAAAGTGAGTTTTGTGATGCACCAGAAGGAACATAACCAGATGCAAAAACATCACCATTAAAATAAGTTGTGGCATCAATACAAAACTCAACACCACTATTATCAGAAGCAGAAGTCCAAGTTAAAGTTCCCGCATTACTCAAATAAGTAGAACTTGGAAGTTTTATAACTTTATAAACAATACTATTTGTTTCACAGAATAATGAAATATTATTCAATTTAACTGATATTCTATTTGGATATCCCTGAAAAATATTTTTGAGACGAATGGCAACCAAAGGAAGTTCTGTTCCTGCTGGTGTTGGTGTGGTTCTTGTAGAAGTCATTGTATAAGCAAAGTCAATACCACTTTCTATATATCCACCTTCTGACATCACAGAAGAACAAATCTGATCAAATGATGCTCCAATACCTACACCAGTATTTCGGAGTTCGCAACGAACTGGTAGGTTTGGATTTGCAATATAAACTGTGCTCTGATAGTTAGAATGGTTGAATTCGTGTGCGGTGATGAGTTGTCCATTATGAGCAAATCCACAACGAACTCTACCAACACCTAACCACTGAAAATCTATAAATGCAAGTTGAGTTTTTGTAATGTCTAAATTAAATCCAGAAATTCCTGTTCCATCACATTTATCTCTGTTCCATTGTGATTGTGGAATTCTTGTTTCTGTTGCAATTCCACTTACAAAAGTTCTGATTACCCAATTGTTTGTTCCAATACCAGGATTTATTCCATCAGAAGTATTAAGACCAACCTGTTCAAAATAAATTCCGTCTCTATCATCAAAATATCCAGTTCTTTTAGTTGCATTTCGTTGAGGCGCATAGAAGTTAAAAGAACTATAAATTAATTGTCCTTTTCCTGGTTGATAGTGATGATAAAACTTTGTTTGGTGAACACTAAATGCAGTTGTTCCAATACCAGTTTGCAATCTTGCACACGCTTGGTTTTGTAAAAATGTTACTGTTGAACCCGTACCAGAAACACTATCCAAAAAGTTTGGATCAATAGCATATAAGTGCTTATAATCGCCAAGAGTAAAGGGTTCAGAAACTCTATTTCTACCAAATGCATCAACAGCATTTGTATCTGGATTGATAGTTATAACAGTTTCTGATGAAATTCCAACAGTTCCAGTAACTGGAAATGGATTATCAAGCGTAACGACTTCGCCATTCTTATTGGCAATCATATTGACTTCAAAAAGGGTCCTTTCTTGATTCAGAAAGTCCTGCTCATTTTTATTAAATTGTGCCATAAATCAATCACTCCAAGATAATCTTTCTGGTCTGTATCGTTGTGCGTTTTTAATTCTTGAAGTATTTAACTGACTTGGATAAACGTTATGAACGATTGCTCCGGGATATTCTCCCTGAAGTTGTTCAGCAAGTTCATTTTTATCTATCATTTTACCTTCAACTTCCATACGATAAAGTCTTCCTTCCCAAACCACATCTGCAAAGAAAGACTCTTTAGTAGTTTCTAGTTGTGAAGAATTCATATAGAGATTTCCATTAAAATCTCCAGCAATGTTGATGCTTTCTGATAGAAATTGTTTAAAGGATTTCATTTTAGTTACAGTTCCAACGACGAAGTGCTTTGTTAATTCTTGAATCTGGGTCTCTTGCAGTTTTTGCAGAAGTTAGTTTATCCTTCATCCCAGACATACGACGGCAAAAAGACTTACGGCGTTTGGCCCTTTTGCCACTAGGCTTTTTTTCGGTTACTGCAGTTTGTAACTTTGAACCTGGATTCTCACGACGATATGCATTAACTGCTTTCTGACTTAAACCATCAGTCTTATCTTTACGATTTACTGATTGCCAGTCTTCCATAAATTGATTAAAAGTTTTTGACTCTCTTCTCAATTTTTGTATTGCACTATCATATCTTTCACCACTAATCGGTGAAGTTTTTCTTTCGCCATCGAGTGCTTTGTCTACAGCAGGTTTTACAAATTTTTTCATAAGATAAGGAGTAGCGGCAGCAGCAGCAATACCGCCCGCAACTAATGCTGGAGCAATTTCGTCTAGATTATTCTGTTCTGTTTTCATCTCACCACTATCAATATAATCTGCGGCAGCGTCAAGATAATCTGCTGCTTTAGTAATTTTTGATTGAACCCACGCTTCAATATTACCCTCACCTTTTACTTTCTTCTTGAGTCTCTTTGCGGCAGAAATAATGGTGGAAATTTCAGATCTTGCCATTGAATGCTCGTGGTCATATGACTCTGGAAAATTGCCAGGATGCACTGTAGCAATATTGTATTTTTTCTGATTTTGCGAAAGTGGTGCTGGAAGAGAAAACATATCCCAATACTTGGGACCATACTTGCATTCTGCTCTAGTTTCTACTTTGTCACATTTTGGACAATATCTTGTCATTTCCATTTCTTCATTTGCTTTTACACAATTATTATATGTTTTACCAAACATTTTTTTTGTTCCTTTCTTTTTATATCCTGGCCAACACTTTTGACCTTCTCCAATTATATTTTCTTCGGACTTTGTACCCCACTTATCAGCACCTACTTTACGACATTTAACTAGTGCTCCAGATGCATAGGCACTTGGCCAAACATCATATCTTGACTTTACTTTATGGTAGCAAGCATCTTTTTTTCCACTACCCTTACCTTTTACGTCTGATTCTTCGTTCATTTTCTTTGGTTTGTCTGTTGAAACATAAGTTGGTTTTGCGGCATCAGATTTTGCTTGCTGACCTGGATCTGCTGCTTTTTTTCTTCTTGCTGCAGAGCGTCTTTCGGCAGGAGTCATACTTGATCTTTTTGCAGAAGAAACACATTTTGGAGTTCCCTCTCCTGGTTCATCACTTGCACAAGTTCCTCCAGTTACAACATTTACCCATCCAGGTTTTCCATCTTTTGAACTGGACTTATTGAACCATTTGTGGAGATTTCCTTCTTTCACATCTTTAAATTTTTTATGATGCTTTTTAGCATCAGACTCCATTTTTTTCAAACGAGTATAATAGTCTGGGATTTCATCCAAATGTTGAAGAGCAATTTCTGTCGCCAACTTCTGATTCTTGGTATGTTCGTGTTCAATTGGAGCACCCATATCAAGTTGCTTCTGAATAAACGAAACTTCAAGACGATGCTTTTTAGCAATCTCTTCCACTGTTTTATATGGTTTCAATTGCTCATTCATTGGATAAAACTTATTACTCTTTTTTATTTAGAAAACCTTGCTTGAGTAATTTTGATAGTTCTGATGTTGAACCTACAAAAACTGCATTGTTAGTCACATTATTGGTTGTTTTTACAGATTCATCTTCAACATCTTTGAGTTTTTTCTGCAAATCTATAAGTTTATCCGTCACATCTCCAACACTTTTAATTAACTGCCCAGCAACTTCATATGCTCTTGGACTCCCACCTTCTCCAGCAAGTTCCATTATTCCATTAATTGCTTCTTGCCCCTTTTCAATTAGGGAATAAAGATTTGCTCTAGTATATTCATAATCTTTTTGAATATCATCCACTTTTAGTGGAGATATTTTCAATTCTTCCTTTACTTTTTCTACTTCAACAATATTACTTTCAATATTAAGAGCAGAATCTAAACCATCAAATGTATTACTCATAAGTGTCAAATATCTCTTTGTTGTGTTGGACTATAAGTTTTAGAGTCCTCAAAACTTTGCCAAGTTTCATTAAACCCAAAATCATCATCTGGATCTGCATCAATGGGATCAGGAGTAAGTGTATATCTCATCTCCCTCTTTGCTGTCGCAACATCTGTTGAGTTATAGTAATCAACCTGAACCTTACGAATAAGACCATCTGTAGAATCCGCGATAGGACCAAACAGATAAGTTTTTACAGTAAAGTTAAAGGTATAAATTAATACCCTTCTTGTTGAAAAGTCCCCTTCATAATCGTCTGTAAATGATACATTATCTAAAATGATAGGAATATCCCTTTTTTCTCCAATAGAATCAATTAAATCTACAGTTAGATTAAATGATGGTTGGAAGTACGGTAATATTTGCTCAACTACCTGTAAGGCATCATCTTGCAATTTAGTCATTACATTCAATTGAAATCCAATATTGTATGGAACTGGCAAATAAACTTTCTTTAAATTTGTTCCATCAGATGCTTTAAATGTTTGAGTAATATTTGACTTTCTAGTTGCATCATATTGAATAGATGTCATTTCAAATGCCATTCTAGGTAATGTAATGGCAATTGGTTTATTTAATTCTGGTTGCTGCTGTATTCTTGCAAGAAATTTTTGAATAGGTCCATAGGCCAATGGAACTTTCATTTCACTAATACTATCTCCAGAAGAATCCTTATGTCTTATGTAAATTTCATTGAAAACTGTGCCAAATGCAATGACAGTTCTTCTGATAATTTCGTGATAATAGTATGTTCCGAGCATTAGAATGTACCAAATGGATTTGATGCTGAAAAATCTACAATGCCTTCAGCTGCATTTTCAATTTCTATATTTTCACTATATTTATCATATTGGTCCCAAGTGTCATATGATTGGACTGAATAAATTGCACTTGAAGCAGTGCCAACAAGTAATTCTCCAGGATAAAACTCTTTTGTTGCCGCATTATCTACAAAAGATACTTTGAGAATTTTTGTATCAAAGTCCCAAGATTTAACACGACCACGAGTACCTGATACAGATCCAAACACTTCTTCATTAAATATGTAAGTTCCAATTCCGGAAAGAACTGGGGGTGGAGCAATTGTTATAGTCGGTGCAACTGTATATCCCGCTCCTGGATTTGTAATTCTGAGAGAGGAAACTGATTGACCAATTCCAATCATTGCTATTGCCGATGCACTAGTTCCAACACCAACGGATCCTGTGATATTTACAATTGGCGAAGTAACATAACCACCTCCATTATTAGTAACTACAAAACTAGAAATTCCACTCAATGAAGTTTCAATTGAACAAGTAGCAGCAGCACCAATTCCACCACCTCCAATAATTGTAATACTTGGAGCAACAGTGTATCCTAAACCTGCATTTGTTAGAATAATTGACTCTATAGACTTAACTCCTGCTCTTGTAGTTGTAATAGCGACCGCTGTTGCATTAACCCCACCAGATGGTGCAGTTGTAATTGCTACAGTTGGATTAGAGGTGTAATTATATCCATCATTATTTAAAAATATTTCTCTAACATAACCGGTACTTAATATTGCAGATGCCGCTGCCGTAGATCCTGCTCCAATAAGCTGTAAAGTAGTAATATATCCTTCATCTTTAATTTGACTATCAATTTCATCAATAGATGTATCAATAACTTCATCCTCATACTCGAACAGTTCACATTTCAATTCATACATATAGAGTTTTCCAAGTTGATAAAAATTAACTTCATGCTCAACAAACTTGACTTCAAATAATCTTTGACCCAAAGGAAAGTAGACCAAATCACCTTCTCTTGGTCTGGATGCAAGAACGATTTCATCATTATCAGATACTTCTAAAAATGGAGATATGAAATCTTCAAACCTTTCTTTTGAAATTACTAAACTTAGTTCATCTTTTAGATTTACGCCAAATTTTGAAAGAATATCTCCTTGACCACTATATCCATCATAATTGTTAATATATGCTTCAATTGCATAATTATCGTCAAATTTAGAGGATTGAATTTCCCTAATAATAGTTTGCTTCCTTACAAACTTTCTAGGAATATAAATTACATCAACTCCATAAATTTTCAATTGCTCATTGATTAAGTCTTGTACAAGTCTTTGTTCTCCTGGAGAACCTTGTAAAAAGAAAGGATTAAGTGCCATTACTATCCAATAAAATCGTAAGGTGGAAGTTCATAATCCATAGACATTCTTTGCATTATATCTGCTAGTTCTTTTTCAGCATCTTCATAGATCTCTCTACCATTCAATTCAATTCCA